GTCGAACTTGTACCTTTTTTCTATCATGTTGTAGACAGCTTCTATGTTTATCTGAACGGCAGCTTCAACATTCATTTGGGGTTTGTACTCGAAATTTTCTATTACAGACGCTGAAAACTTATCAGTTTTGTTACTCAGTCTGTCGAAGATATTTAGAAAAGGACCGAGTATAGGGAGATTTCTGGGTACATGTTGATATGATCTGGCAATCATGTAAGCTATTTCAGACATCGATCCTATAGAACGGGGTATTTTCATTATCTTTCCAAGTTTGCACACAGCGGATGGTAGGGGTGTCCACAAGTGCGAGTAAAGGTAGTTAGAGACAGGGACAAACCATCCTTTTAGAAAGGTAGAATGGAGTGCGTCGTCGTGCAGGGTGATCTTAATGGTAAAACCCAGGTTTAAAGCCAATTGAGAAAAATCTACTTCTTGATCATTTGAGGAGAGGAATTGTTCGTAAAAGTATGCGTACATTGCTATGTCATTAAATGAATTAACAATAGTTGTAGCAGTAGAACCTGTTGCTAGTTGCCAACCTGCGTTGCCAGTAATAACAACGTCGGTTTTCTTTTGCCTAATCCTGTAACCCTTGTAGAAACATTGTTGGAATATTTCAATGGGAATTGCTGGGAGTTCGAGTGCGGACATCCAGATGTGCATAAATCTACCAAGTGGTCCATCATCTTGGGATTGATCGCACATAGAAAAATCTGCTTCTATTATGAGAACTTCACCGGATCGTTTGGTGAATTTAGCAAGAGAATCATCACCAGCTACGAGTACACAGTTGGGGACGGTCAGCAACATATCAAAAGCTCTTGACAAAGAATCTTGGGTCATTCCACTACAAAACAAGATGCGCAATCCGTTGTGGGGATCGCTATCAAACCCAAAAGATAAGTGCATTACATCACTAATGTGTCGGGCGTATTGTGTGGTCAACGCATGATATCCAGGCTCTAGTTTACAGATAGCTCTTGGCTTTAGATCGAAAACGCCAGGGGCAGTTTCCTTGAGTGGAATTGTTTCGTCCCATTTAACTCCATAACTTTTGGTTTCTGGATGGTCGATACCCATTTCCAAGTCTAATCCTGATCTAAGAATCCGATTTCCCTTAGGGCCCATGATCTCGCACGCCTCTTCGAGGGTGATAAGTTCTTTGTGTTGAGCAAACGATCGAAAATCACTGAAAATGGATTTCATGGTCTTCGTGTAAGCAAGGTCTTTCCAAGTCCTCAATCTTTTGTTCTTTTTGGGACACAAAAGATAGGGGTCTTTGTGAATTCTGTACATGAGTGAAGCAAGGGTGTTGTTCGTCGAATTAGCTGGAGAATACATGACTGCCGTGGACATGGCTATGGGATATATTCTGTGATCATCTACTTCTTCGCTTTCTAACGCTTGTTTTAAGATTTCGACTGGGACAACATTTCCAGCGAGGGCTACTGTGATTTCTCCTCTAGCTGGTTGTGTTGGGTATAGTGTGCTTTGTATGGGGAGCAAACAAAACTTCTCATCAGGCGTCGCAATCCAAGGAGGACCTTCAACTTTGGTGAGGTTATTGTAAGCATCTACAAAATTTTCTATATTTTCGTAGTCGTTTTTCATGACAGAAGACAATTTGTCGTACAGTTTTCCTCTAAATGCAGGAGCTAGCACAAAAAGGGGAACTCGTTTTAAAATAGGGTGTGCTATGGTTCGAGCCATCGAAAATCCTGACTTGGCGATTTTAGTCGCTTTGTCTTTGTATTCTTTGGGAAGAATTGTAGCAGGCATTCTATCGTAAATGAACAGCGAGGCGAACGAAAGTGCTGAAATAGTTAGTTCCCTTTTGAACATTGCTGTAGCGTCCTTGGGTCTGCATTGCAAAGCTGTAACGTTGTTGACTGCATGGGCAAGAATTCCGAGGGGCAATGAACGTCGTGTAAAGTTGGCAAATGATCTATGGAGAAGTATCCTAGGGACGATGCATAATGTTAAAAAGAAAAGACGTTGAAGAATCGACATCGACACAATTTGAGGTTGTGCTGACACCATCGTGAAATTAGCAAAACCTTCAGCAAAGCCCAAGAGTTTCTCAACTTTAGGACCAAAACAATACTTAAGGCCTTCTTCAATAATAGGGGAACCGATACACGTAGAAAACATGTTTAAAGCACCAGTTTCTTTCAGAACTTCCGTTAAAGAGGCTGTGGCGAGCGTTGGTTCAACTTCTAGTGTCACATAGCGAGAGAATGGTTTAGAAAGAAACCAAAACACATTCTCAAAACTTAACGCCTGTCTGACTCTCAGTTGAGTGTAGTAAACTGTACAAAGCAAGAGTAACCACGGCAAATGGGTCGTCCATTTGGTTGGAGGATCGAATTCTGCAGTGCGCACGCTTTTAAGGGTTTTGTCGACAATGGCACACTTGCCTCTTAAATAGGCGAATTCATTGACTTTAGTGTGTCGGTCATCGAACAAAACTGCTTTAAGCGTTCCTTGAACTAATCGTTTATATGTCTCTACGTGTCTAGAACGGAGTTCAACGATTAATGGGTCTTTAGCAAAGGCAGATGTTATTTGATCTTGAAGAGAATCGATCCCAAGACCTGTGAGGGCTTTGAGTTGATATCTCGTTTGAAAGGCAGCAACCGTGGGGGAATGAACAAGAACTTGAGTATCTGAAGATCGAAACCAATCTATGAAGATACCCAAACTTCCGGTGTATTCCCACAATTTGTCCCAAATGAAACTAGATGGTGTCCT